GCAAAGTTCAAACCTTGGAGCTCTACGCAGATGACAGTTCCCTGTAGAACGGTTATTTCAGGAACTCCGTCTATTTTAGCTCTTGGTATAGGAGCAAAAACAGAATCTTGGCACTTTCACGTAGTAGTAAACGATGACCTCATTGGTGAGAATGCCATGTATTCTTCAAGTGAAATGGCAAATGCTATTGCATGGCATGACTATTCAGTTTCACTGTTTGTGAGTCCTCGTGAAGGTATTGAGAGGGTACACGGAACTCGTTGGAGTATGTCAGACCTGTATTCAGTCATACTTGAGAGACCTCTATATGCCACATATATAAAATCAGCAAGGGACAGAAACACTGGTGAGTTGCTGTTTCCTGAACTGCTCGATGAAGAGGTACTTCGAGAGATTCGAGACAACAACTTTCAACACTATATGTCACAGTACATGAATGATCCACAGAACCCTGAGGCATTAGACTTCCGTATTACATGGCTGAACAGATACAAAATGTATAAGGATGAGGAAAAGGGTGCATACTGTGAGTTTGAGGGTGATAAGTTTTATGTGAAGGATATGGAGGTTGGGCTGTTTGTTGACCCCGCTGGTAGTGGTGATGTGGCGGTGGATATACAAAAGCAATTGAAGCGTGGTAGGAATAAACGAGCAAACAACGCCGTCGGCGTATGGGGACTGCATGGAACAGGTGGCTATTTCCTTCTTGACCTGTGGGCAGGTCGTGGACAAGGTGAGAACCCTGAATTACAGGTTGCTAAGAAGATGCTTGAAATGGTACTGCGCTGGAAGGGTTACATACGTAGTGGTTATGTGGAGAACTATGGAGCACAGCAAGCACTCATTACTATATTCAATATGCTCTGTCAACAAGAAGGTGTTGCTTTTACATTGAAAGGTATTGGGAGGTCAATGCAAAAAGCGAAGATAGTCAGAATTAGAGGTGCGTTGGGTGGACCAGGTCAAAATGGACAGATATTCGTCCGTCCTTTCCACGATCAATTTATTACAGAGTTCAGCAACTTTCCGCAGTCAGATACTTTCGATACTTTGGATATGAGCACTTGGGCGTTCATACAGTTGCGTAAACCACATAGTCCTGCACAGGAAAATGTAAACCGTGAACACGCAAAACGGCGAAAATTAAAAAGACTTAGAAGTATAAGTAAAGCTGGCTATTGACAATTGAGAGTTTGGAGGTTACAATACTAATATGAGTGATACAAATGAACAAGTTGATAGCAATGTACAACAAGTTCAAGTTCAACTAGAAGAAGCTAAGGTAGAAGAAGTCATACGATGGCTCGATGAGCAGATTCGTCGTGCTAAGTCCGATCGTGGGGGTCTTGATCAGAAGATTCTTGAATGGGATAGGCAATATGAAGCAATACCTGAAGAAGCTAGTAAGAACTTCCCATGGCCTGAGGCATCGAATATAATAGTGCCGGTAACGGCAACTGCTGTCGAGTCAGTAATGGCTCGTTTGATAGGTTCAGTGTTTGGTGGAAAGGAACTTTGGACTGCTATTGCAAAATCACCTGAGTGGGTTGATCTCTCTGACCCATTGGCTCGATGGTTGAATTGGGCGGCTGATAATGTACTGGGTATGTACGAAGTATGTCAACGATGGTTCATTTCTACAGCTAAATACGGCACTGGGATATTAAAGCTTCCGTGGGTTGAGCACTTTAGAGATGTAAAGTACATGACTAATAATGGACTTTATCAAGAGAGAATAAAAACCCATGATGGTCCACTTCCTGAAGTTGTTCGTCTTGAAAACTTCTTATTCTCTTCTGATGCAATTACTACACAAGACATACAAAGCTGTGAATGGGTTGCTCACAGAACAGTAAGGACCTATAAATACCTAAAAGAAAAAGAAAATGCAGGTGTGTATACAAATATAGATCAAATAAAAGATTATAAAAGGTCATCTTCAACCGATACAGAACAGCAGATGGAAGAAAGAACTGGTGTAGAACCTTCTGAGAGAGAAGATTATGAACTCTGGGAGGTTTGGTGTTCCTACGACATAGAAGGTAACGGTTCCCTCGCAGAGCTTGTGATTACTTTCCACCTTGATTCTGGTGTCCCTCTTCGTGCAGTCTATAACTTTTACCGTCACCAAGAGAGACCTTTTCACATTATCCGTTATATGCCACGAGATAATTCACTTCTTGGTATTGGTATCTGTCAGATGCTTGAGGACATTCAGACAGAAATAACTGCAATGCACAATCAGCGTATTGATAATGCGACACTCGCAAATACTAAGGTGTGGAAACGTAGGCAAGGCTCTGGTGTAGACATTGAAGATGTATACCCTGGGGCTATTATAGACGTTGTGGAAATGGAAGATATTGAACCTATGGACATGGGTCTTACACACGATACACTTCTCCAAGAAGAAATGCACTCAAATGCAATTGGCGAGAAGCGTACTGGTGTGAGTGACTATAGTGTAGGCCGTGAATCTTCAGCTATAGGCTCTCGTGCAACTGCCACCTCTACAATGGCACTTATACGTGAGGGGAACAAACGATTTCAGATGACCATACGTGACATTAGAAACGCACTTGGTAATATAGCACACCAGACAATACAGCTTTATCAACAATTTGCTACTGACAATAAAGTAATGTATGAACTTTTCAGTGAAGAAGAGAATAGAATAGTTCAAGAGTTTTTCCAACTTCCAGAGGACCTGAGTTATAACAGTGTGCGTATAGATGTACCTGCTATATCTGAGACTGAGAACAAAGAAATGGAACGGCAAGCTTATCTATCGCTTGCTGGACTTATTCGTCAGTTTTATGAGGGTCTTATGCAGGTTGTTGGTATCAGTGAGAACCCAGAGGCACCAGAGAATGTTAAAAAGATTGCAGTACACGCCGCAAATACTTCGTCTGAGATATTCAAACGTATACTTGAATCTTTTGACATTGCAGATGCAGAATCACTTGCACCCGATATGGAAGCGTTACTTGGTGCACAGACTGACTTACAAAATGCTGTAAACCAAATGGGTTTGTTAAACGGAGGTAATGGAAATGGGACAGGACAAGCAGCTAACGGACCAGGAGAGGGAGCAGCTCCGAATACTGGAATCAACGGAGAGCAACCTACTATGGGTACTCCTCCGCAAGGAACTTCAGCGTCGGTCAGGAATCCTACACAGTCGCCTCTTGGCCAATCGTGACCATTATAATGGTATGAAAGACCGTGATATTATTGCTAGTTTGAGGACTTTAGAGGAGGTAATTAACCTCCCTGAAACATTGGCCGAGCCTCTACTTAGAAAGCTTAGGTCAAATAAGGAGTAGATTATGCCAGAAGGTAAAGACAGCTTGTTTTCTAGCCTTCCTGAGAATCTTCCTAAGGAAGAAGAAAAGGAAAGCAAGTTACCAGAGGAACTTCAAGGGAAGTCCCCGGAGAAAATGTATGAAATGTTGGCTCAAGAGAATGAAAGAATGCTTGAGGAACAAAAGAAGAAGTTTGAGGAGCAAGAACCTCAAGGACAACAGGGACAGCAAGGTCAGCAAGGCCAAGGGTATACCCCACCTACACCTGGTTCTACTCAACAGTATGGAAATTGGAACTATGGAAATCAGGAAGTACCCGGTCAGCAGGGTGGCGAAGAGATCGATTACTGGTCTGACCCAAACAAGTTCATGGAGCAGCAGTTAAACCGTAGGTTACAACCTATCGTGAATAGTACTGTACAATCCATAAGAGGAACGAATAAGAACAACTTCACGCGTGATGTAGGTGAAGAGGAATGGCAGAAGTACGGAGGGGAAGTGGAGCAGTTAATTGATAGTTTCTCCCCCGAAGTGCAGATGCACCCAAACGCTTATAAGCAGTCATATAACATAGTACTTGCAAACCATCTTGATGAAGTGACTTCGAGTAAAGCAGATAAGCTTGCATCAGAGAAGCTTCAAAGGACCCTGGCAAACCTCGGAATCAGTCAGGAACAATTGCAAGAGTCACTTGGTCAAGAAGGTGAACAGCAAATACAGGGACAGCAATCGCAACAGCCACGGTCTTTGTTTCAGAAAAACCTTGGTGTTGTACCGTCTGTTGAATCTGGAGCTCGTGGGTCTGCTGGTAATTACAGCCAACAACCGCAGGGCAATACTGGTGGAGGTCGTAGGCTTACTGACCGTGAAAAGCGGATTGCAAGCGAGTTTGGAATGACTGAAAAAGAATACAAAGGGTGGGCTGAGTTAAACACGGACGCAATCAGCCAGTTGGGAGGTTAATTATGGCGTACGATGCAAAGAAGAGAGCAGAGGAAATAAATGGTGGTGCGGTGGAGACCGAAAAGGTTTCGAAGGTACCGCCCAAAGAAGAAATGGTGACTATGAGCAAGTCAGAGCTTAAGGACCTAATGGGAGAGATTAAGTCTGATTTTGCTGAACAGATAAAGAACGCAGAAGATCGGTATGAGAAACTCAAACTGACATATGAGCGTGACGATGCAATTCACCAAGTAAAGAATAAAGGTGAGTTTGCAGATACAAGTGTGAAGATTCGACAGCTTGGGCCTTTAGGTCCGATAGACCATCAGCAAAGAGCAATTCAAACCGCTGGTGTAGATGACAAACTGAAAGGTAAAGCTGCTCGTTTTGTGAATACTAATGCTGAACTGACCTCGTTGAGGCGCAGTCAGGGTTATGAACCTGTTCTTGATAAGAAGGGTAACGAAGTTCGTTACATGGATGGGGTTCTTATGGCAATGCCACAGGACAGGTACGACAAAGAAATCATCGAACCAACTCGTATTCGTAAAGAGATTCATAAAGCAGCTATTGGACAGGACTTCAAAGAAACTGCTGCGAAGAACAGAGTTGAGACATTCGGTGATGGAATCCAGTACGACGGAGGTAATGGATGAGCAATTCAGTCAAAGCAAATTCTTGGCTATCGCACTTCCAGCTTGCCTACACCCTCACGGGTGCACCGCCCGTCATAGAGTGGGAGGTCGTAGCTGATGGAGAAGAGATCGAGTTTGGAATGCCCGTAACAAAGGCAGCCAATAAGGTCTCTGAAGCCGTGGCTACTTCTGGAGCTCTGTACGGCGTTGCCCTTTCCGCAGGGATTGCAGGTGATGAGATAATGGTAGCTGTAGGGGACAGGAACAATGTGTTTGTCGGTGAAGCCGACGCAAAAACAGATACGTTGACCTTTCCTATGGAATGTGACATCATAAAAGATGGCACTAAAGGTTTTCTCGTCGACATAGGCGCTTCTGTAGAGGACGTTTGTAACGTTCTTGGGAAGGTAGTCGACGATGACGATACTGACACTGACGACCCTGGGCGTGTATACTTCCAGATTAAACGGTCTCAGTGGGATAGTATCGTAGCGGCACGCTAGTAAGGAGGTAAATTATGCCAGCTAATACTCAAGCATTTAGTAAACTCCTTGCGCCTGGGCTACGTAAGGTCTTTTTCGACGACTGGAAACAGTGGCCGGAGGAGTACTCTAAGACAGCTAAGGTCGAAACCTCTAAACGTGCTTACGAAGAGGAAATGACCGCTGCAGGTCTTGGACGTTTTCAAAGAAAGGAAGAGGGAAAGTCACTTACCTATGATAGTCCTATTCAGGGTAATGTAAAACGGTACACTCACGTCACCTTCTCTCTCGGATTTCGAGTGTCTAGGGAAATGTACGATGATGACCTTTACGGGATCATGAAGAAGATGAGTTCCGAACTTGCTCGCGCTGCTCGGCAGACTGTAGAGCTCGAGTTCGCCTCCCTTCTCGATGATGCTTTCTCTGGAAATGTACATACCGGCGCTGATGGCAAGGCTCTTTGTGCACAAGACCACGCTCTCTTAGTAGGTGGAGACTATGCCAATATGGGAGCAGTTGCTCAGGACCTGGGAATTGGAGCTCTTCGTGCCTCCTCTGAGCGTATGGAGAGAACTGTAAACGAACGTGGACTTCCGGAAAACCGTGGTCGCGGTCAGCAGGTTCTTGTGTCTCCTACCTATCAGTGGATAGCTAAGGAAATCATTGGTTCTGAAAAGCAGGCCTACACCGGAGATAATACTCTCAATGCCTTCAATGACATGGGGTTGACTTTTTCGGTAAACCACTTTATGGCCAATGATGACTACTGGTTCCTCCTCGGAGATCAGAACATGCGTGATCTGAAGTTCTTCTGGAGGATGAAACCTCAGTTTGACAACGACGATGACTTTGATACCAAGGACGCTAAGTTCTCTGGTTTCATGCGGTTCTCGTATGGCTTCACTGACTGGCGTGGTGTTGACGGTGGTTCCTCTGACTCTGCGCTCTATGCGTAAGGGGGTAGGAAATGAGTAAGTATAAAATGACACACTTTACTGGTGTGCCTATAGGGGCGGCTCTAGTTGATGGGGCCGCCGCTGGTGACGTTACCGTTAGTGGTCTTGAGGCACAAGACAAACTGCTTGCAGTTTACAGTCTGACCTCAGAAAGCGATGTACTGAGTACTGCTGATCTGACTGAT